TTTGCAAAGATTAGAGGACGTTTTCCTAGTGTCACTATTGGCACTGAAGAAGGCATGATTACTAATAATCCTAGCGAAGCACGTTTTATAGAGTTTGACTATAAAAGCAAGGGCAAAGTAAGTCTTAGTTTAAATGCTGAAGACGGCCTTGTAGTCATGCACGGTGCTGATATACTTGCTGGAGAGAATGAAGAAGAACTGAGTGACTGGTATAACTTTTTAAGAGAACTAAGACAGTTTGCAAAAAAACGTTTACTAAATTTTGACACTCGTGATATTACTAAAAGTAATTTACAAAAAAGAGATTATAAGTTTCTAGCCAAAAATGCCGGAGAAGATCAAATGACCGAATCAAAGTTATATGGTACTAGTAGAACTAGTTATCAAAATGTAGACGGAGCACGTTTAGTAATTAAGCATAATGCTCCTATTAACCAAGAATCAGCAACTGGAAGAACAAAGCAAATTAGTTCTATATATATTGAAAGTGCTGATGGAGAAAGATTTAAATATCCATTTAAACATCTAAGTGCAGCAAGAGCAATGGCTAGACATGTTGCTGAAGGTGGTAATGCATATGACGATTTTGGCAAACATATAACTGGTTTATCAGAAGAAATGGCAAAGTTACGTAAGTTTAAAACATATATGGGACGATCAGCTGTAATGGCAGAAGGGCTAGAACCGTATATGGATGCTGTAAAAGGTCGTATGAAAGACGTAAAGAAAACAATTGAGTCTCTTCAAAAACCTGCACATTACGCAGAGGCAATCGCAAACTTTGAATCAGTAGTAATGGAAGAAGTTCCTGCAGACGTTGCAGAAAACTGGACCGATCAATTAACTATTAAATTATTTAATGAAGAACTATCAGACGTATTTCCGTACATTTACAAACTAGTAAGTGAAGCAACAAAAGCACAAGAATTAGGCCCAGAAGATTTAATTGACGAAGCAAGCAACGGCATTGAAGCAATGAAAAAAGCAGGCAATGCAAAAGCAGATGCAGAGGCAAAGGAACGGGCGAAAAAAGACAAGTCGGTAGATGAGTCAGGTTTACAGTACCATACTGGTGTTAAGAAGCACGGTAAAGAATACATGGTCAAAGCAGCACAAGCAGGCCGCGATGGCGCAAGTCAACAAGAACTAGGCGCACTAAAAGACAAGTATAGCAAAGCAGAAAAAAATAAAAAAACTAAAGAAGACATAGAACTAGAAGATACAATGGAAGGACTTATGGGTCAGTTCAGTGAAGCAAACGAAGCAGAAAGAGACACACACTGCTCTGACAAGTGTTGCGGAAGTGATACTAAAGCAGAAGATTGCGATTGTCCACCAGATTGTGAAGGCTGCAACTGTAATGCAGAGATGGACGAATGTCCGCCACAACAAGATGCAGCACCTCAACAGCAGATGGCTGCTGAAAAGCCAAAAACACCACTAGGCGAATTTATCCTATCATATTATGATAGAGAAACCGGATCATTCCCCAAAGGCGAAACAGCTATACTAACAATGGTTGAAAAAGACTATGGGGATGAGTATGTTCGACCTGCTCATGCGTTTATTGAAAAAGTTCACAGTACATTTGTACAGCACGAACGTATGAACAACGAACAAAACGACATTTTTGCGTTAGCAGGAATTTAATTAAAAAAAACACTTGACAAAACCGTTTGTAGCATGTATAGTATATATAGTGCTACAGACAAATAAGGCACAAGCACATAGGCAATTTTACAAGGAGGCATAACTATGGCAACATTAGCAGAAATCCGAGCGAAGCTCAAAGAACAAGAAGCCGGCCAAGGCGGCAATCGAGGACCACAAGGTCCAAACCCAATTTACCCATTTTGGAATATGACAGAAGGTAGTAGTGCAACACTACGATTCCTTCCAGACGGAAACCCAGATAACACATTTTTCTGGGTAGAGCGTTTGATGATCAAACTTCCATTTGCAGGTATTAAAGGTGATACAGGTAGTAAGCCTGTGCAAGTACAAGTACCTTGTATGGAAATGTATGGCGATGGCTGTTCGATTCTACAAGAAGTACGTGGCTGGTTTAAGGACCCTTCACTAGAAGATATGGGTCGTAAATATTGGAAAAAGCGTTCATACGTATTCCAAGGGTTTGTAACTGACAATCCACTAACTGATGACGAAGCACCTGAGAATCCAATCAGACGCTTTATTATTGGTCCACAAATCTTCCAGATCATTAAGCAGGCGCTTATGGATCCAGACATGGAAGAGTTGCCAACAGACTATACTGCTGGTGTAGACTTCCGTCTTAACAAAACTTCAAAAGGCGGTTATGCAGACTATTCAACATCTAACTGGGCTCGTAGAGAGCGTCCATTAGGTGATGTTGAAATGAATGCTGTTAATACACACGGCTTGTTTAATCTAAATGACTTCTTACCTAAAAAGCCAGGTGAGATTGAAGTAAAAGTGATGCAGGAAATGTTTGAAGCGTCAGTAGACGGTGAAGCATACGATGCAGATCGTTGGTCACAGTACTTCCGTCCAGCAGGCATGCAAGCACGTACAGGCGATCCTAACGTAACAGCAAGTCCACAAGCAACTGCGGTAAGTCAAAGTGCTCCAGCAGCAACACCTACTCCTGCTCCAGCTGCACCAGTAGCAGAAACTACAACTGATACAGGTTGGCAAGAACCTGCTCCGGCAGCAGCACCAGCAGCAGCACCAGCAGCAGAAGCTACAACAGGTGATGCAAATGACATTCTTGCAATGATTCGTGCAAGACAATCTCAGTAATAAAATTATGTAGGGGAGAAATCCCCTACACTTTGGCTTAACAAGGAGACACTATGGCTAAATCATTTGATGTCAGTAAGTTCCGTAAGGACTTGACTAAAAGTATCTCAGGCATGAGTAGCGGCTTCAATGATCCTACTGATTGGATCTCAACAGGCTCATATGCACTTAACTATCTTATTAGCGGCGACTTTCACAAAGGCGTTCCGCTTGGTAAGGTTACTGTGTTTGCAGGCGAATCAGGAGCAGGTAAGAGTTATTTCTGCTCAGGTAATATTGTAAAACACGCACAAGATCAAGGCATCTTTGTAGTACTAATTGACTCAGAGAACGCACTTGATGAATCGTGGCTACAAGCATTAGATGTAGACACATCAGAAGACAAACTACTTAAACTAAACATGAGTATGATTGATGATGTAGCAAAAACTATATCAACATTTGTAGCAGACTACAAGGCAATGGATGCAGAAGACCGTCCTAAAGTATTGTTTGTAGTTGATAGTTTGGGTATGTTACTAACACCTACAGACGTAGATCAGTTTAGTAAGGGTGATATGAAAGGTGATATGGGTCGTAAGCCTAAGCAATTGACCGCACTTGTTCGTAACACAGTTAACATGATTGGTTCACTTAATGTAGGTCTAGTATGTACTAACCATACATATGCATCACAAGATATGTTTGATCCAGATGACAAGATTAGTGGTGGACAAGGCTTTGTTTATGCATCATCAATTGTTGTTGCAATGAAGAAAATGAAACTTAAAGAAGACGAAGCTGGTAATAAGATTTCAGAAGTACGTGGTATTAGAGCAGGTTGTAAAGTAATGAAAACTCGTTATGCTAAACCGTTCGAAGGTGTACAAGTAAAGATTCCATATGAAACAGGTATGAATCCTTACAGTGGTCTTATTGAATTATTTGAGAAAAAAGGTTTGTTAGTAAAACAAGGCAATAGACTCAAGTATGTTGACTTAACTGGTGAAGAACATCTTGACTATCGTAAAGCATGGATGCAAGGCGATAAACTCGATTTAATTATGTCGGAATATGCTGAAAAAACTACGCCTGTGGTAAATACCGCTGACGAAGTTATCGACATTGATGACGAAGTTATGATCGAGGAGTAACTAAACAAATGGATGAAAGTATAATTTCTGACGTATGGTCTACAATGAAAGAGTTTCTAGACAAAAAACATATAGACATGGCTGCTGAAAAATATGTTGATTTGTTAGCAGATTATGGAGTAAGTGATGAAACACTTACTGAGTGTCTTGGTACAGAAGCACATTTAGATCAAGCAATTAACTATTACTTAGACGTTGAAGATTATGAAACATATGACGACGAAGAAGATGAATGGGATTAATTGATGGGTTGGTATAGTGAAGTTTCTAGAGATATTTCAAAAATCCCCTCAGCAATACAATACTTTGAAAACGAGTTGCTACAAGCTCGTAACGAATGTAAACTGAAAGGTAATGTTGAACGGGCGGCAGCAGAAATGCCGGGTATCGTAGAGCATCGCTTTAACCAATTACAAGAGATAGAAGCTATACTCAACTATCTAAATATTGAGCTACGTAGACTGCGTAGCTCATTTTTTAAGAAGTATCTTGAAAACTATCAACGAGCTCTGTCAAGCCGTGACGTTGAAAAATACGTAGACGGTGAGGCAGACGTTGTTGATTACGAAAAGATTATTAACGAGTTTGCACTCATGCGCAACAAATGGTTAGGCGTGCTAAAAGCCCTTGACCAGAAGCAATGGCAAATAACTAATGTTGTAAAGCTCAGAGTTGCTGGCATGGAGGACGCAAGTTTATAATGGCACACAGTAAAGAATACTTAGAAGAATTAAAAAAATTACATAATATTAAATCCTTTGGAAGAGCATCAGGCATTCCAAAACTTGTATCAACATTATTTGAGACAAACGAAGTGACTAGTATGTTAGACTTTGGCGCAGGCAAAGGTAATACTAGTAATGCTATAAAAGAATCATATCCTAATATAAATTTGTATACATATGACCCCGTAACATTTCCAATAGAATTACCTAAACAAATTGACTTAGTTTATTCAAGTGATGTACTTGAGCATGTAGAACCAAATTTAATTGACAGTACAATAATAGATTTATTTCAACGAGGTACAAAATACCAATACCATTTAATTGCATGCCATCCAGCAAAAAAATCACTAAGCGATGGACGCAATGCACATTTAATAATTGAAGAGCCTGAATGGTGGGAAAATAAAATAACATCACTATGTCCTAACTGGAAAATTATTTCTAAAAATATAACAGAAGGTTGGAACAAAGTTAAAAAGGGAGGACCTGTATACGTTAAAAAGTATATAGTGTTATTAAAAAATGAAACAAGTATATAATTATTTTTTGCCTGATAGTGACAATCATTTTGAAAGGTTAATCACAAAACGTATACGGAATGGCGGGCCTCCAGAATATCAAGACGATGTTAGAGACGAAGCATACAAGTATGTTACAGATTTTGATATTGCTATTGATGTTGGTGCTAATGTTGGGTTATGGGCAAAACCACTCACTGAAAAGTTTAAACGTGTAATAGCATTTGAACCTCTTAAACAAGTGTATAGTTGTTTAGAGCGCAATGTATATGGATTACCTGTTGACGTACACCGATATGCGCTAGGTAATATTGATAGCAAAGTACAAATGATTTTTGATAGTGTTAATACTGGAAATAGCTTTGTAAGCGAAGTTGGTACAGGTTCAATTGATATTAAACGCATGGATAACTTAGATTTGCCTAAATTTGGATTACTAAAAATTGATTGTGAAAGACACGAACTGCAAGTTATTCAGGGTGCTGTAGAAACTATTACCAAATATAAACCTATTATTGTGTGTGAACAACACAAGGACACTGAATACTGTGCAGGTAACTTTTTAAAAGAATTAGGCGCCAAAGAAATCACAAATGTAAGAAAAGATTACATTTTTGGCTGGTAGTGATTAACTACGTACATAAATACCAGTATGCAAAAAGTAGTATTAGTAACAGGCGGCTTTGATCCTATACACTCAGGACACATAGAATATTTTAAAGCAGCAAAAAAATTAGGTGATTACCTTATAGTAGGTATTAATAGTGACGAATGGCTTACTCGTAAAAAGGGTAGGCCTTTTATGACATTTAAAGAACGTTTCTCAATTATTAAAGAACTTAGTGTTGTAGATAAAGTTATTGGATTTGATGATAGTGACAACAGTGCGTGTCAAGCAATATTCCACACCATGTCAACTAACACAGGCAAAATTATTTTTGCAAACGGTGGCGATAGAACAAATACTACAACACCTGAATATACTACGTATGGCGATCATCCTCAAGTTGAATTTGCATTTGGTATAGGCGGTGAGAACAAAGCCAACAGTAGTAGTTGGATACTAGACGAATGGAAAACACAAAAGACAGAACGTGACTGGGGGTACTGGCGTGTGTTAGATCATAAACCTGCACAAGGCTATAAAGTTAAAGAACTTGTAATTTACCCAGGCAAGTCATTAAGTGATCAAAAACATTTTAAACGATCTGAACAATGGATTGTACTAGAAGGAATTGTAGACATGACAACCGAATGGAATGGCATTCTTTCTTCGGTGCAGTTAGAGCCTCATCGGCTGCCGTATGAAATAGAAAAAGAAGTTTGGCATAAAGCATCAAATTCTAAAAAAGAAAACGCCCACATTTTAGAAATACAATGGGGTCAAGAATGTGTGGAGGAAGATATTGAAAGACGAGACTGAACAGTTAAGAGTATATGTAGGTTGGGACAGTAGAGAAGATATTGCCTATCAAGTGTGCAAAAAAAGCATAGAAGCATTGTCAACTATACCTGTTAAAGTTATACCGTTAAAACAGAAACAGTTACGTGCAAATGGCGATTACTGGAGAGAAGAAGATAAATTAGCTTCTACTGAATTTACATTTACAAGATTCCTTATTCCGCATTTAAATGGATATAAAGGATGGGCATTATTTGTTGACTGTGACTTTGTATTTTTAAAAGATATAAAACGATTGTTTAACCAGCGTAATAACAAATATGCAGTAATGTGTGCGCAACACGACTACACTCCTAAAGAAGGAACAAAAATGGATGGTAAGCAACAGACTAACTATCCACGTAAAAATTGGTCAAGTATGATGCTCATAAACTGTGGACACCCTAGTAACAAAAAACTTACCATTGGTGTTGTTAACGATAAAGATACTACAGGTGCATACCTACACAGATTTAGTTGGTT